CACAGTATCACGCAGAAAGAGATCACGTCTAACAAAATCAGACAAAGATAAAATAATAGAGATAGCTCGTAATACAGAGCTAACACATGAACAAATAGCAAAGTTAAACAATGTAGAAAGATCAACTGTTACAAAAGTATTACAAAAGTATGGCATTGAGAAGAAAGAGTTAGACGAATATAAGACAAATAGAGCTGATATATTAGCAGGAATACAACATCGTATTGCAAAATGCATCACAGATGAAGAAATTAAAAATGCACCGTTAAACATTAAAGCCATGACGTTTGGCGTAATGTATGACAAAGAGCGTCTTGAACTTGGCAAATCAACCACAATCACCGATGATGTTGATAGTATCCTCCAGCGTATTGAGTCTCGATTCAATAAGGCTATCGATATTACACCATCTAATGATTCCAATTAGTTACGAGTATTACAATAATAGCAATGTATAACTTTCACAAGCATAATCCACTATCAAAAAGATAGTATAGCGTAATCATTAAGGATTATGATTATAATAAGTTTACATAATTACTGATTATCTGCACTTATCATTTCACAAGCTATCTATCACAACTGAGCATTAAGAGTAGTATAAGAGTAGTAATCAAGCGCGAGAGACCAGCCCCCTGGGGGGGGGAGTGGGGGGCATGGTCTTGCCCCTGTTCAGATTTCTCATGATAATCCCCTTCTAACCCAACCAATTTTAAAAAGCCCTTTTAATCAGCTATGATTTACCATTAATCACAAGTATTACCATGCAAACATTAATTTTCGGTGTGGTAGTAGGTAATACTAAATATTTCTCTCACAAAATATATTTAATCGTTATCAAATCAATGGATTTAATGGCGTAATGGCGTATTCTAATACAGAAGCCATTCTGCAGACCGCCAATGAAAAACAGGGTAATAGCGCAATGGCGCAAGTAACGACATAACCATCTATTATACTAACACTATATTAAACTATTAGTATAATGTCACTATTGCATTCAACATCATTCCCATGTATGATTTTTGCATGATTACTGACCATTTTTATTTACTCAAACATCCACTGAATTGGCTTAAAATGTTTTTCGCTCTTTCATATAGTTACAGTATCTATTTTGAACTCTATTTTTAAACTTAAAATTGCTTTCCTATACTTCATATAGTTACAGTGCCTAATTTGAACTCAAAAAAGTTTGTTATGGTTGATAATGAGGTTATGGACACCTTGCTTCCGAAAGTGGGACATCTTGCGTTTTCTGTGTATATGGTGATGAAAAGATATGCTAATAAGGATACTGATATGTGTTTTCCTTCGATAGATACCATATCGGAAATGTGTAGATGTTCAAGGGCTTCGGTGGTAAAAGCGGTTAAGACCTTAGAAATGAATAAGGTAATTAAGGTTCAGAGGTCAAGAAAGAAACCTAATGTCTATACTTTGAATGTGCCTACATTGTGGGGAACGGATAGAATGTGTCTGGAGGGTATTATCATGAATTGCCCTGAATGTGATGTTCCCACAGTGAGGAATAAAGATTCTTATGTCTGCCCTAAATGTCTTATGGATGTTGGTAAATACGTTGAGGAAACGTTGAGTTTTCATTTTCCTTCGGTCAGGAAAAGGGATATTTACAGCAGTAAGGAACCAAAGAATTATTACCTGGATGGATACCCACCGGCATATTATGAGAATCTTCTTGGAAAGGAAGAACCTATGCCTATACCAGATTACACCACCCATGATGTTATTATCGACTTCTCTTAATTTTCATTCACACTTAACGGGCAAAATTCATATCCTATGCAACATTTTGCGCAGATATTGATATTTCCGATACCTTCCACCCGCAAAAGCAATAAGCACGACAAATCCCAGTCGCTACACGGCAGAAAGACATACAGTCTAATTATCAATATACTTTTTCTCCCGTTCGAGTTTTTCCTCTAATGCTTCATTGACCAGTTGGGAAAAGCTGAATCTGAAGGAATTGTCCTTTCGTATTTCCCGTTCCGCCGCTTCCCTCTGTCTGATATACCACCAGCAAGTGTCCATTAGTTCCTTTGTTTTAATGTAGACCGATATGATGGTTTTATCTGCCTTAGACACGTAATCCTCCTTTTAATATAATAAACAAAATATATAGTATTAAGGTATTAATATATTAAACTATTAGTTTAATGTCAATATTGAAATCACGTAATTGTTATGATATGAACTGTTGTATGGAGCAACTTTCAACAAATATTTTCCCCAAAGACACTCAGGAAGACCTTGACCGTCTTGAGCATGGGGCCGAGGGGGAAGCTGGTAATGAAAGGACAGCGAAGACGGCCCCATATAATACAGACTGCGTATCTTCGACTGGCAAGGCTAATGCATGTTTTTGCTATTCAGGGGGAACATGAAGCCGGAGGAGAAATATTCAGAAGATAAGGAATATCCTGGTAACTGTCCGTTCTTAAGACACAACCAGGAAGAATATTTACGGGAGAAAGAAAATGAAGAAATGCGGAAAGAAGCCGAAGCCGAAGGGAAAATAAATGGGAAAGCCTGACAGAAAGGTATACGAATATAAAATATTCACGAAAGAACCCATTCTGTCTGAGATTGAAGAACTAAATAGGCTTGGGCGAGAAGGCTGGAAAGTGGTTTGTTGTCCAAGCACGGGAGCTTATTTACTCGTCAGAGAGAAAAATGGCTGAGAAATGGGCGAAAGCTGAACAACTCTTTATACGCTGGCAAGAATCAATGGAAGCATTCGTTGAGGAAGCCCTTGGCATAGATGGAACTCATGGTTTCACCATGTCGTCTCAGCAACGTGAGGCTTGCAGGGAAGTATCTAAACTTGTCATATCAAAGATAAAAAGAATGTATTCCGCCCCTATGACCGATGAGGAAAAGGAATATGCTGAAAAATTGGGCATATCCATCATGGCCGGTCAGGGTACCGGAAAAGATGGATGGACAGCGTGGTTTATACAATGGTTCTTGTTCTGCTTTAAGAATGTCCTCATACCCTGCACGGCTCCATCAGCAGACCAATTAAAGAATATCCTCTGGACAGAAGTGTCAAGGTGGCTCAACCGAACAGGAAATGATGGGAAAGCACTGGTTTCACCCATGATAAAGGATAAGATTGTTGTTCAGAATGACCGTATTTATCGGAAACCTGGTAAGGGAGGAGACATAACCAATTTTGCTTTTCCAAAGACGGCAAATCCTAAAGATGACGCTGAGGCTCAAGCCAAGACATTATACGGATTCCATGATATACACATGGCGATTATAGCCGATGATGCCGCCGGTATCCTTGACCCTGTGTTTAAACCACTCGAAGGTACTGTCACAAAAGATTGTAACTTTGTTATTCTCCTGTTTAACCCAATATTTAACACTGGTTTTGCAATAGAAACACAAACAGGCCCGTTTGCCCACAAATGGATACGTCTGCATTGGGATTCTGAAGAATCAGAACTGGTAACACGTCAACATATCAAAGACATGGAAGAAAAGTATGGACGTGAATCAAATACGTTCAGGACTCTTGTAAAAGGTCTTCCACCGATAGCAGATAATGATTCTATTATACCGTATGCATGGGTAATGGAAGCGACAAAGCGGGAGATAACGCCGGATGAATACGAGCCAAGAATAGGAGGTTGTGACCCTGGTGCTGGTGGGGACAATACCGTTATCCGCATCAGGCACGGGCTGAAGGTGGAGGAAAAGAGGTATAAATTTTCTTCTCCCAATTCAATAGAAGTAGGCGATTGGGCGGCTGCTATTGCCCTTGAAGAACAACTGGACGCTCTTTTCTTTGATGTCATCGGTATCGGGAATGGAGCGTATTATGAAGCAAAAAAAGTACTGGCAGGCTCTAAATGCAAGGTTTATGCAGTGGATGTAAGGAATACAGCGTACGAAGATGAAAAATATGCCAATGTAAACGCTGAACTTACCTATCGCCTTCGTCAAAAGTTTGAAGATAAGACAATCAGTATTCCCAAAGATCAAATCCTTATCGAAGAACTATCTGCACCCAGAATGAAACGTGTTGGGAGAAAAGAGGGAATAGAAGATAAATATGAAGTAAAGAAACGGCTCAAATTCAATAGAAGCCCGAACGATGCCGACGCCTTAAAGCTCACTTTCGCCAAGAATGATCTGATATTCAGACGGCACGGTAAGGAAGATGACGAGGACAAACCATATAGAAGATATTCGCCGTGGTGGAGGAATCCTGTTGATGATGCGTATGCGTGGATGAGGGTATAGATGCCTGAATTTAAAATAACAAAGAAGATAACAAATGGTCATCAACACGTCCTGTATTTGCGTGATGATGGCATCGGTTTTGCCTCGGAAGAAAACGGCCATGTACCCGTTGTGCAGCAAGTTGCTGTAGTCGATCCCAACTCCGGAGAACAGACAATGCAATGGGTTGTCGTTGACCCTAATGGTACTCAGCACGAGATCACAGATATACCCGTATCAGAGAAACGGGATAATCAAAAGAAAGAAGACATAGTAAAGGAAGTCCTTGAAGATTTCACGGAATGTTATGAATATGAACGTGAATCAAGGATGAAGGCCGCAGAAGCGGAACAGATATATAGCCATGATGAGAACTGGTACAATAAAATAAAGCCCGATAATCCCAAGAGAGCATTTGCACCGGTAAATATCATCGAAGATAAGGTCGATATGCTTACCGGATATCAGAGACAAAACAGAACCGAGATTCATTATCTTCCGAGCGAAAAAGGCGACTCCGTGGCGGCAGATGTATTGAATATTATCGCTAAGAAGATACTGAATAACTGCAATTATCAGCGTGAGAAATCAGATGTGTTTGAAGATCAGGTCGTTGTTGGCCGTGGTCTGTTTAATGTCGGCGAAGAATACGAAAGTGATCTGCTTGGCAATCCCATTGTAGAACGGTTTCAGTGGGATGAAGCGTATTTAGGACCTCATGATAAGCCTGATGCCTCTGACTGTGAAATCATGTTCAAAACAAAATGGTACACAGAACAAGGTATCAGAACGGAGTTCGAGGAACTTTTAAAGAAGGAAATAGGGGAAGACGAAAAGGTCATTGAACAATCACTTGAGCCGTCTGAGGATTGGGATCAACGGCTATCAACAATGAACCTTATTGATAAGAACAAGAAGAAATACAAATTAATAGAACGCATTAAAAAGGAATACCAGCGTAATGAAATACTGGTGTCTGCCGAAGATGGATATGCCTATAACCCTGTCGGATGGGAAAAGAAATATATAGAAGCCGCCAAGAGGATACAAGGTATCACGTCTATCAAACGAAAGACATCACGAATCAAGGTGACAAAGATTGTATCGACCGTTTTTCTTGAAGAATATTACATGAATTATAACGACATCAATGGAAATGTGGTTGATGAAAATTATTTTGAACTTGTTCCTGTCTATGGAAAAAAGAGAAAAGACAGATGGTGGAGTAAGATAGAAGGCATTAAGGATTTACAACTTGTGATAATAAAGGTGTTCAGCCAATTCATTGACCTTGTGGCGCAAGTCAGAAACGGAACTGTTTATTATGATAGCAACACCTTTGACGATGTGAATGATGAGAGGGATTTTAAAGAGAACGCAACTGCCCCTGGTCACGTTCAAAAAGTATCGAATATAGAAAAGCGTCCTCAAAGAGATGAAGGCATACGGTTCCCGAATGAGATTATCAATGCCATTCAAATGTTCTCTCAGCAAGCGCGGGAAATATTCAATGTCAATCTCGGAATGCAGGGACAAGACCAGTCGGAAAGCGGCATTCTTTTAAAACAGAAGATCGTGCAACAGCTTATCGGCAACGATTTCTTATTTGATAATATGAAATTCGCTGAAAAGCAGATAGCGAAAATACTCATCAAGAAAATACAAAAACTCTACAC